CGAAATCCCGCAGTGGCTTGTCGACACGCGAAGAGATCGCCGCGGCAAGTCTGTTCTCGGGTGCCTGGTGTCCGACATCCACATGGGCGAGGTCATCGCCGCCGAGGAAATCCAGGGCATCAACGCCTTCAACGTCGACATCTGCCGGACGCGCCTGCGCCGCTATTTCACCGCCGCCTGCACGATCGGCCAGCGGTGGGCGTCCGACACCGACTGCCAGGGCGTCCTGCTGGCGTTGGCGGGAGACCTCACGTCCGGCGATATCCACGAAGAATTGCGGATCACCAACGAGATCACCAGCCACGAGCAGTGTCTCGCCGCGATGGAAGAGTGCGCCGCCGGGATCCAGCACCTGCGCGACACGTTTGGTGCGGTGCACGTCGTTGTCGTTCCGGGCAACCACGGTCGCACGACGTTCAAGCCGACCGCGAAGCTCTACTCCCGGCTCTCCTACGACACCTTCATAGGCGCGATGCTGCGCGACAAGTTCGCGGGCGACAAGCGCATAACGTTCCAGGTCAGCGCGGCAAAGGACCAGATGACGCCGGTCTTCGGCTGGATGGTGCTCACGACGCACGGCGACAAGATCGGGACGAAGGGCGGCATGGGCTTCGCCGGCCCGATGCTGCCGATCGTCCGCGGCGCCAAGAAGATCGAGGCGCAGCAGGCCGGGATTGGCCGCCGCCCGGACCTCGTGCAGTTCGGCCACTACCACACCACGGGCAACCCCGGTATGGTTCTGGCGAACGGGTCTGTGCCCGGCTATTCGGAATATGGCGACGACCTGCGCGCCACGGTCGAGCCGCCGCAGCAGTGGCTCTATCTGCTGCATGACCGCTGGTGGATGCGCGAGCGCCTGCCGGTGCAGCTCGAGGATCCGGTCATTCCGCCGAAGCCGACGGTTCGCGTACCCGCGGGGTGGAGCCCGGCGTAATGCCACACCCCAAGTCCATCAACCCGCGCACGGGGAAGCGTTTCGATTTCGTCGACCCGGACCATCAGGTCGAGCAGATCGAGCGGCGGAAGGCTGTCGTCCTGCGCCAGGCCAAGGCGCTGGAGGCGCGCGAGAACTTGCTCTCCTACGTCAAGTTCACGATGCCGGAGATCGGCCACGAGAACGATTTGGAGCGGTCGCGCTACGACGCGCAGCCGTTCCACGCCGAGGTCTGCAAGGCGCTCGAGGACATGGTCGTCCACGACAAGTTCCGCCAGTTGATCTTCGTGATGCCGCCGCGGCACGGCAAGACGGAGCTGACGACGAAGCGCCTTTCCGCCTGGGTGAGCGGGCTTCATCCGGAGTGGGACATCGCCGTCGCCTCGTATTCCGACACCATGGCCGAAGATATGGGCGCCGACACGCGGGCGATCGTCACGTCTGCCGCGCACAAGCAGGTCTTTCCGTCTTACCGGCTCCGCCGCGGCGGTACGTCCAAGAGCAACATCCAGACAGAGACGGGCGGGCGTCTCGTCTTCGTAGGTCGCGGCGGCGCGCTGACCGGTCGCGGCATGCACCTTGGCATCGGCGACGATCTGTTCAAGGATCACGAGGAAGCGCGGTCGCAGACGATTCGCGACCAGGCTTGGAACTGGTTCACCAAGGTCTTCATGACCCGCCGCATGGGCCGCAAGCTCGTGATCCTGACGTTCACGCGCTGGCACCCGGACGACATCATCGGCCGCATCACGGATCCGGAGAACCCCTACTACAACGCCATCGAGGCCGGGAAGTGGAAGATCATCCGCCTCCCGGCCATCGCCGAAGAGGACGACCCGATCGGGCGCAAGCCCGGCGAGGCGCTGTGGCCGACGCGCTACGATCTCGACTTTCTCCAGTCGCAGCAGCGCCTGGACCCGCTCGGTTTCTCGGCGCTGTACCAGCAGCGGCCGACAGTTGCCGACGGCATCTTGTTTAGGCGCGAGACGCTTCAATTCTACACGCCCGACCAGCTTCCGACCGATCTGCGCATCTACGCCGCGTCCGACCACGCGGTCGGCACGAAGCAGCGAAACGACCCGTCGTGCCTGCTGAAGGTCGGCGTCGACAAGCAGAACAACATCTATCTGCTAGAATGCGACTGGCGCCGGATGGCGTCGGACGTTGCCGTCGAAGCCATGCTGGCGATGATGGGCGGTCCACAGAAGCCACTGTACTGGTGGGCCGAGCGCGGCCACATTTCGAAATCGATCGGCCCGTTCCTGCGCAAGCGCATGGAGGAGTCGGGCACGTACATAAACCTCATCGAGGTCACGCCGGCCGTCGACAAGGAGCAGCGCGCGCAGTCCATCGCCGGCCGCGTCGCGATGGGGAAGGTCTTCTTCCCGAAGAACGCCTGGTGGACGGAGAAGGCGGTCAACGAACTGCTCGCGTTCCCAAACTCGACGCATGATGATTTTGTCGACACGTTGGCGTATATAGGTCTCGGGCTGGAGAGCCAGTACGGCCCGAGCGCGGCAACGTCGCAGAAGACGAAGTCGACTGAAGGCACGTTCAACTGGATGAAGAAACAGGACGCGTGGATCGCCCGACAGCAGGGGCAGTCCCGCAGCGGATTCTGACCGGAGTGTAGCTTATGTCGCTCGAAGAAGGTGGATACGAGGCTGGCTCCGAAGACCAGGGCGACCCGTCGAAGGCGCCGCAAACCCCGTCCGAAGAGGCGAAGGTCAAGGAAGTCGTCAAGAAGATTCGCGCCGACAAGGCGTACTTCGACAAGGACTTCAAGCAGATGCGCGAGGACATGGAGATCGCGCGCACCGGCTCCACACCGAACTACACCGCGACGCACTACCGGGCGAACCTCGCCGGCCGCCACGTCAAGCAGAAGACGGCCGCGCTCTACGCCAAGAACCCGAAGGCCATCGCGCGCCGCCGCGAGACGATGGACTTCCTCGTTTGGGACGAGAGCCCGCAGTCGCTGAACCTGGCGATGCAGACCATGCAGGCGTCGCGCGACATGCTGGCGAAGGTCGCCGGAACGCAGGGCGTCGACCCGGCGACGGGCCAGCCGGCGCCGATCCCGATACCGCCCGAGATGGAGCAGGCGTTTCTCGCAGCGCAGGAACTCGTCCAGGATTACCAGCAGGGCATGACGCGGCGCACCGAGATCAAGAAGATCGGCCGGACGCTGGAGATCCTGTTCGCCCGGGCGCTGCGCGAGCAGAAGCCGCTCGACGGCAAGATGTCGATGAAGAAGGCCGTGCGCCGGGCGCTGACGACCGGCGTCGCCTACTGCGAACTCGGCTTCCAGCGCGAGATGGGGCCGAGGCCTGGCATGACGGAGAAGCTGGCCGACCATCGCGCCCGGCTCGACCATCTGAAGTCTCTCGCCAAGCGCGCCGCGAAGGGCGAGGGCGTGGAAGGCGGCATCGCCGAGGACGACTCGGAGATATTCGAGCTTCAAAAGGGCATCGAGGCGTTGACGGCCGAGCCGGAGGTCGTGCTCCGAGAGGGGCTGATCCTCGACTTCCCGCAGTCGACGCGCGTCATTCCGGACCAGCTCTGCACGTCGCTCGTCGGGTTTCTCGGCTGCCGGCACGTCACGATCGAATACCTCTACACCGTCGACCAGGTGCGGGAGATTTTCGGCTACGAAATGGGCGGCTCCTACAAGGGCTACACGCTCGACGGCAAGACGCCGGAAGAAAGCGCCCATCTCGTCGTCGAGGACGAAGGCGGCGGCGAAGGGCTCGCGACGCTGGCGACGAAGTCGGGCGGCGGCCTCGTCTGCGTCTGGAAGCACTACGACAAGCCCTCCGGCCTCGTCTACTTCGTCGCCGACGGCTGCAAGCACTTCCTGCGCCCGCCCGCCGCGCCGGATGTCTTCGTCGAGGACTTCTGGCCGCTTTACGCGCTCACGTTCAACGACGTCGAGAGCGAAAGCCGCATCTTCCCTCCGTCCGACGTCCGGCTGATGCTGGACATGCAGGAGGATTACAACGCCTCCCGCCAGGGCCTGCGCGAGCACCGCAAGGCGGCCCGGCCAAAGTGGGTGCACCAGAAGGGCGCGCTCGAGGCAAGCGACGTCAAGATGCTGGCTGCCGCAGAGCCGTTCGAGGCGGTCGCGATCAACATGCCGCAGGGCGCGAACATCAGCGACATCTTCCAGTCGATCCCGGTCCCGGGCGTCGACCAGAACCTCTACGAGACGAACAGCCAGTTCCAGGATATCCAGCTCGTCGTCGGGTCGTCCGAGGCGCAGTTCGGCGGGCTGTCGAAGGCGACGGCCACGGAATCGGCCATCGCCGCCAATTCGACGCAGTCGAGCGACCAGTCATCGATCGACGACCTCGACGGCTGGCTGACCGTCATCGCTCGCTCGGCCGGCCAGATCCTGCTGAAGGAGATGTCGCCCGAGCAGGTCACGCAGATCGTCGGCGTCGGCGCCGTCTGGCCGCAGATGACATTGGCCGAGATTGCGGACGAAATCTATCTCGACGTCGAGGCCGGATCGACCGGCAAGCCGAACCAGGCGGTCGAGATCAACAACTGGCAGCAGCTTCTGCCGTTCGTCATGCAGATCCCCGGCATCGACCCGATCTGGCTTCTGCGCGAGACGCTGCGCCGTCTCGACGACCGGATGGATGTCACCGAGGCCATCGCCGAGGGCGTGCCGTCGATCGCCGCGCAGAACCAGATTTCGCAGGTCTCGTCCGGGCCGCCGCAGCAGGATCCGAACGCCCAGGGCGGCCAGGGCGCCAGCAACGCGCCCAAGCCGGCCGAGCAAGGCGGCAGCGACCCGGCCTTCGGCAGCAATCAAGTGTAGCGTTTGTCGCTTGCTACGGAAGCGACATTCGTTTATTTTCCAGCCAAACGTCAGGAGGCAAAGTGCCAGACATCGACGAACAGATCGACGACACCGTCAAGGTTGACTCGGTCGAACCGGACGTAACGGGCGAAAAGCCCGTCGTGGAGTCGTCCGCCACGGAAGACGTCAGTGAGACCGCGGAAAGCGGCACCTTGTCCATCGTCCGCGATGTCGTGGCGAAGGGCGAGAAGCCGGAAGATGCGGTGGCCTCGTCAGCCGAAGGCGAAGCGGTCCTCGAAGAGGGCGCGAACGCCGAGCAGGAAGTCAAGGAGCCGGACAACGAGAATTTCTCGGACGTCCCGTTCCACAAGCACCCGCGGTTTCAGAAGCTCGTATCCGAACGGAACGAGCTTCGCGGAGACGCGCAGCGGTACCGGAACGTCGAGGCGTTTATCGCCGAAAACGGTCTGTCGGCGGAGGAAACGGCTGATCTGATCCAGATCGGCGGTCTCATGAAGACGGATCCGGCCGAAGCGTGGAAGCGCATGAAGCCCGTGGTCGAGAACGTGCTGAAGGCGGCAGGCGAACTGCTTCCGCCGGACCTGAAATCGATGGTCGACGCCGGTCAGATGACCGTCGAGGCCGCGAAGGAGGTCAGCCGCGCGAGAGCGTCGGTAGCGTCCGTCCAGGCGACGTCTCGCTGGCAACAGCAGCGTCAACAGGTCGACCAGCAGCAGGCCGTTCAGACCGCGATATCGGGCGCCGTGAGTTCCTGGGAGGCCGAGCGCCAGACGCGAGACCCGAACTTCGCCGCGAAACTGCCCGCACTCCAGCGGGAGGTCGCTTTCTTGCAGACCACGGAAGGCAGGCCCAAGACCCCGGAAGGCGTCAGGGCTCAGCTCCAGAAGGCTTACGACGCGGTGAACCAGACGTTCACCCCGCCGCAGCCGGTCCAGCCGAAGAAGGCGATCGTCCCCGTCAAGAGCGCGCAGGTCAACGGAAACGCCCGCCCGCAGAACGAGTCGACGTTGGACGTCGTGAACTCGGTACTGGCGAGACGCGCGGGCTAGATCAGGGCTCACGGACATGACCGCACTGACGGCTGCCGAACTTCAGGACATCAACAACGGCGCTCTGGAGACCTACCTGAACAAGGGTACGGTCTTCAAGCAGGACATCGCCAACAAGCCGATGCTGGCCGCGTTCCAGCAGCGCGCGGGCTCGTTCCCGACCGGCAAGGAGTACGTCTCCTTCCTCGTCGGCTCGGGTTACGGCGGCGGCACGCTCGCCGGCTACACCGGCGACGACCAGCTCTCGCACTACAACCCGACCGGTTCCGTCCGCTTCAAGATGCCGTGGAAGGAACACTACCTCGGCATGGTCGTCACGCAGACCGAGCTGAAGTACGACGGTATCGACGTCGTCGAGTCGGGCTCCAGCCAGCGCACCCGCGAGATGAGCGGTCGCGAGGCCCAGGCGCTCGCCAACATCTTCGACGAGAAGATGGAGAAGCTCGGCGCCGACTACAACTACTCGCTGGACCGCCTGATCCACGCCGACGGCACTTCCGACACGAAGGCGCTGGCCGGCATCCGGGCGTTCATCCTGGACAACCCGTTCACCGGAACGACCGGC